TAATGTTGTCCCAATACAATTGGTTCTGAACATTTGTAACTTGTTTTATGTGGTCAAATAGTGTTTTTGTTTTCATAGTGAATAACCTTAGATATAAATAAATAGTAATGTAATTTTCTAAAATGTAAATTATTTAAAATAATCACCTTTTATAAAAGTGGCGATAACAAATCTGTCTCCACCAGAAAACTTTCTTATTTTGTGTGCTGCAAATGATGGAAAAATAACAAGTCTACCTGGTTTTGGTTCAATCTGTGTGCTCCATATTTGTAAATTTCCACCCTCAAATTCATCATTTAAAAATAGTATAGCGGCAATTTTAGTGGTGGTGTCAAATACACCTAACTTTTTTATTAACATCTTATCATCACAATAAACATCTTTTCCTTCTTGTGATAAAGAAACTAAATCATCTTCTGTATCTAAATCAGAGTGAAAGTCTTCATCGGAAACATTTGAAAAAAATGTTTTAGGATAATGTTTACCGAAGCAACCACCAACACCACCGATATCAAATTTAAAAGACATAGTATTAGCCAACTTGACAACATTAAATATTTTATCTGATATAGTATCATCATTAAAAGATACAAATCTTCCATTATGTTTGGTAAAGTCTTTATCTTTGATTAGTTCTTCAGAATTCTTTATTTTTTCAATATATGTTTCACATTCGGTTTGACTTAAAAAATTGTCTTTTGAAACTACCCATTTAAAGTCTTTATTTTTCTTATACAAAACAATCTCCGTTTATCCAAGTTATCAATGAATATCTTCTACCCTTTATGATTGGTGTAACTCTATGTGATAAGAATGCAGGAAAGATTATGATACTTCCTCGTGTCCTTGGTGCCGTATAATTATTTTCACCTGAGTTATCTGTGATACCAAATTCTAAGTCTCCACCCTCATATTTTGTTTCGTCTGATAGTTGAATTACTGCTGTTAATTTTCTTGTGGAAGTTTCTTTTGCTCCACAATCAGTATGCCATTTGTATTTACCACCATTTTCATATCTGAGTATTTTTACCTTTTCTAATTCTTGTATATTGTATTTCCAAATTGATTGGTTAGATAATTCAAAAACCATTTTTAGTTTGTTGTTTAGTTTTTCATTATTAATTACAACCTCTTTATTATCACGAACTTTTTTATTCACAAGGTCATCATCGTAATTACCTGCTAATTCAGAATCAGTTGATTTTCCTGTTTCTAAATATCTCATTAACTTTTGACATTGACTTAGTGATAAAAAGTTTTCTCTATGAACTACAAACTTAAAGTTGTCATTTTGTTTCATCTTTATTACCCTTTAATATATAATACAATACTGAATTGTAATAATATAATAACAATTCTTCATCTTTTTTAATTTCTTTTGTAGTGATAAAAACTATCATATCGTCTACCAACTCTCTTTTCAAATTTGACTTTTCTTTCGACTTTGCTGAATTGTAAATACCTGCAAAACCTAAACCAAAATATTTTTTATTATCAAAAACATAACGATATCTTTTCAAATCATCAGAAATTTCTTCTAATATTGGTATTGTCAAAGATTCTTCTATAATTTCGTTATTGGGAATATCTTGTGTTGCGAATACTCCCCACCCGTGTAATTTTGATTTTCTTACTTCTAATTTATTACTTAAATATAACTTTTGTTTCATACTCTATCTAAAGTGGTCTCCAACGAATATTTCTTGAATAACATATCGTTTACCTTTACTGATTGGAACTACATTGTGACATAAGAAAGCTGGAAAGAAAGTGATTGAACCTTTTAGTTTGTTCATTGAGTACCAGTCTTTTGTATCCTTATCCTGAATACCGAATTGAACTTCACCACCCTCGTATTCACTTGGGTCTGTTAATTGGATAATTCCTACTAATTTTCTATTAGAACAACTACCTGCATTAAAGTCTGTATGCCAACCATAAAATCCACCCTTTCTATACTCGATAAGTTTTAGTTCATCATCACAACCCTCAATATCAAATTGGAATATTTTATCATTTACGATATTAGCCATTTGAAACATCTTGTCTTGTAACCATTTCCAGTCTTTATTTACCTTGTCCGGTCTGAACTCGTTATCTGGTTGGTCAAACAAATACCATTCGTTCGTTTTTCTAATTTCGGGTATGATTGCGGTTCCGCCTGTTTCATCTCCGACACAACCAATCACATCTTGTTCTGATTCTTGTATGTCTTTGATTAATTCATCACACTTTTCTTCTGATAGAAAGTTGGGAATTTGTATTGAATATTTAAAACCATTATTATATTTCATATTACATTTTTGGAATATTATGAACTAAAATATCACTTTGGAAGTATGTATCGATATCCTCAACATCTAATGAAAAGAATGATGTTGTTCCAGTTTCCTCTGTTATTGATGTAACTTCTAATTCTGTTCCGTTTCCTTGTAGTAGATAATCACCTATCGACATATCTCCAGCTCTTTTCCAACTCCAAGTTCCTCCTGACTTAACGAAATAATCCGAATCAGAACTTATTGTATTAGCTCTGGATAACTTTTTTGTTTCATTTAACAAGTAGTAATCTGATATCTCATCTGATGAAACCCCAACGACTATTGAACCGCTAAATGAACCCGTTAAAGTTGAATTAGTATAGTCTCTATAATCTAAATCACTTAAACTCATATTATCTGGCCAGTATGATTTAACGACATCTCCCACCTCTACATCTTGAACTTGTTTTGTAGAGCCGTCAAACATTTGAATTAAACTACCACTTGCTGTTGTTCTTCCATAGGATTTAATTGTGTATCCGTCATTTCCGTCTGATTTATAAGATAATAGTGGAACTATATAATCTTTTAATTGAATTTGTTGTGTTGGTGTGGTTAAGTAAACATACCTACCTGTTTCTAAATTTTGAGAACTTCCACTCATTACTATGAAACTTTCAACTAAATGTCCTGAACTTGCTGATGCGACGGCGTTCGTTACTCGTGAATTAGAACCATTCCAATCATACATTTTATAATTGTTGATGAATCCACCATCTACACCTGGATTTTTTACTATAAAATCAGGATTATTGGTGTTTGTTGTTGGTGATGATGAATCAAATAGTGGTATCAAACTTCCACTTTCTATTGATGAATTTAAATTGTTTCTAAAGTCAAGTTTGTTAAATGAACCACTAACAATGTTTAGTAAATTGTCATCACTATACCAAGGTGTCTGTGCGAACAAGTGAAAACTACCTGTATAATCATCACTACCTCTTTGTGAGAAGTATGTGTGTGAAGTGTTATTGTTGTATTCAAAATTAGTCGTCATATTATGTCTGGCAAAACTTGAACTAATTAATGTTTCTTGAAATGTTGTTGGGTTTGATTTACCACCTTCAACTATACCATAAACATAACAAGTATCACACGATAAACTATTTGCATAATCTGATATTGAATTATACATTGTGGTTTGGTCTGATATAGAACCCACTAAACCGAGATTAGTGTTCATTTCTACAAAGTAAATATCGTTAGAACCCGTTTTAACTATATAGTCTAAGTTACCGATAATACCAACATTAGTATTTGCTGGCCAACCACCTGCACTTCCTGTGATATGGTTTAAAAAGTTTACTGCTTTTGAATTTACTGACATAGTTTTCCTACTTAATTTTCCTATATATAAATATTACCAAACTAAAGAATGTCTACCTTTTAGTTTGTCTTGTTTTAAATCACCATACAATAGTTTTAGTTCTGATATACTGTGTTCTGTTGAATTGGGTTTTAGTTGTTTTTCATTAATCATTTCTAAAACTTTTTCATAATTTGATTGATTTGAAAAATGACTACCGACAATTTGTTTTTCATCTAACCATAAATATCTACTATCAAAAGAAACATCATAACCGGTGTGTGCACCATAGATTACAACCTTTCCTTTCTTGTTTAATAACTTTAAACTAAAATCTAATGTATCTTTTCCTAAATAATCTACAATAATTGTTGGTAATCCTTTTGATGACTTCATTGATTTTCTCATCATTATCAAAGATGACTTTAAATTTATATCAAATTTTGTTCTATCAAAAGATAAATCTGCTTTACTACCTAAAATATCTGATGTAATGGTATAAGTCTTCAGTCCTAATTCTTTACATAACTCTATCATTGCCTTTCCACAACCACCTGAACCACCCCAAACCAATACTACATCGTCTTTCTTGTAATTACAATTTTTTAGTGCTTGGTAGTTTGTAGCATAATCACTAATGATACAGTCTTTCCAATCTAAGTGTTTAGGTTTTGGATAACACATTGTATCCTTTACAACTGAATATTCTCCTAATAATCCATTAGTAGTTTCATATCCAAATATTTTATTGTTCATCATTGAGTAAATAACAATCTCATCACCGACTTTTACATTAGAAACATTTTTACCAACCTTTTCTACAACACCACCTCCGTCTGTTCCAAATATTGTGTAATCACGATTATTAATTTTATTCATATCTACTGGGATACCAGAGAATGCCCATACAAAATTATATGTGAGTGAACAAACTTTACTTTTTAGTAGAACCTCGTCATCTTTTATTGTTGGTATTTCTACTTCTGTAAATTCTAACTCGTTATTTCTTTTTAATATCCAAGCTTTCATAAGTTTCTACAAATCCTTTAAATTTTCTACTAACTACTTGTGCGGGTGTGTTCCAATTGTCAACAAACCCAAAACAATAATCATAACCTTGTTCTTTTAAATCATTAAATCGCATCCAAACTAAATCTTCACCTAACTTTCCGTCTCTGTTATTTGGAAAAACATAACGATTACATAGTTTTGGTATTTCCCAATTGTAATCTATGAATGCCCAACCACCATCAACTAAATAAAATGTCCAATTGTCTTGTAATCTATCTCGTAAATCTGTAAGTTTCCACTCTTGCCAATCTTTTCCAAATGAATCTTTGAAGTTGTCTAACTCCTTTGATATAATTTCTATTTGTTCCCATTTTATATCATTGTAGTTTGTAAACTCTTGATATGTTGGAACTTCTCGTGGTTCGTAATTACTTAAATCTATCTTGTAATACATCTTTTATTTTCTCTGCATATTGTTTGTGTGCTTTTGGTCCGGGGTGAAGTCCGTCATTAGTATAATCTACCCTCTCAAAAAATACATCAAACATATCTTCTGGTAAATCTCCGTCCCAAGTTCCCCAAATTATTTTATCACGACCTACGAAAGTATTTAGTAATTCATAGTTATGTAGAAAATTAAAATAGCTATTATACTCATTAATATTGGTTTTTTCTTTTACTTGCCAAGGTTTCATAACAACTCCATTATCATCAAACCAAGTTCTTCTGAAATAATGTGGAATTGTAATGATAAATATTTGTCGTCTTGATTCTGGAATATAAACTTCCGATAGAGTCTTGACTGCGAAATCTAAACCTGACCCACCTGCTCCGTAATTATGAACTGATGTGTTTTCATCTCCGAGTAAATGAGTAAAGGTTTGTTCTTGTTCTAAATCCCAACCATAAGTCCAACTACAACCAAAGGTATAGATTTGCCTTCTGACGTTTTCATTATTGTAGATTGGGTCGTGTTGTCTTCCACCCTCTAATCTACCATTATTTTTTTCGTAGATGTTCAGTCCTGTTTCAGTTCCGTTCTTACTTACCCTATGATTCTCATAGTAGAATTTATCTACATTGTATTTAACTTTCTTGTCCATACCAACCATTTTTTCTAAGAATATTCTTTATCTTTTCTGCATATTTTTTATGACCGATTGGTCCTGGGTGGTGAGTTGGTCCGATAAAGTCGTGGATTTCAAAAAATATATCCATTCTGTCGTGTGGTATTTCAGCATCCCAAGTTCCCCATATAATTTTGTCCCTACCGACTAAACTATTTAAAAGTTCATAGTGATGTAAAAAATATAAGTAATGGTTATATTCAGTTTCTTTTATTGCGTTTTCTTTTGCCCAACTTCTACGACCAATGTTTTGTTCATCAAAGTGCATTCTTCTAAATGCGTGTGGAACCGTGATAACATATAGGAAATTATTATTTTCATAATGTTTATACTTTTGGTAAACTTCCGCTATCTTTTTTGCTGCATAATCCAGTCCAGTTTTACCTGCTCCGTGATTCCATACCGAAGTATTTTCGTCTCCGAGTAAGTGTGTAAAGGTTCTTTCTTGCTCAATGTCCCAACCATAAGTCCAACTATCACCGAAAGTATGGATTTGTAGTGGTGCATTTATATCATTATACTTTGGGTCAACTTCTCTACTTGTGGTTTGACTTAACCACAATGGTCTTTCACCCAAGTATTCAATGTTATCTGCTTTCTCACGAATCTGTATATTATCGTAATAATATTTATGAACATACTCCAATACCTTTTTAGTAAAAAAAGTATCTTCTTTTGTAAGTCCGATTTCTTTACCTGTTTGGGGTCTCCAAAGTTTGTTTATCCAGTTCATTATACTCCTGGTTTTGCTAATCCGGCTGATTCCAACATATTTTGTGGAACTTTACCACAACTACCACAAGTAAAAACTTGAATCGGAACGATTGATTCTTTACCTGTTGGTGATACTAATGCCGATATTTTCTTCAAAAAGAAAGCCGGTGTGAATGCTGCATTTCCACATTCTTCACATTGAATTGTATCTGATTCTGTCAAGTCAATCTGTGGTTGTGCTTTTGGTGGAACTGGTCCATTTGGATTGCTCATTTAATACTCCCTATTAATTCAACAAACATAGCCATAATGTTGATTTCTTTATCAACCACTACCGCATCTGATTGTTGGTATTTACTTAAAATCAATATACACTCAGCGATATGTCCTGCTCCCCAGTCGTCTACGGTATCAAACATCAATCTGAATAAATCAGAGAAGTCCGTTACTTTTGAATCTGCTAACAATTGTCTAATGTTTTTAAATGAATTCTTTTTATCTTGTGTTTTCAATATATCCAACACTTGATTCTTATAATCATTTTGAACAATAGTATTTTCATCAATTGTTAATTTGGAATTTACGACTTGTCTTTGAGCACCATTGATTACTCTTCTGATATCTGGATAACCACCATTTACAATAGTAGCTATATCCTTTACATCATAATCTACACTTTCATTTGTCAATATATTTGCCAAATGTTGTGCGACTTGTTTTCTATCTGGTGGAACTATTTGGAAAGACTGACAACGACTTTGTATCGGGTCAATAATTCTTTCTACATAATTACAAGTCAATATAAAACGACAATTCTTAGAGAAAGTTTCCATAAGATTACGAAGTGCTGCTTGAGCGTTTGGTGTAATGTAATCACACTCGTCCAAGATTATGACTTTCATATCTTTGAAACCTAATGTTGATGCGAAGTTCTTGACTTTCTCACGAACTACATCCACACTATTCTCGTCAGATGCGTTTATATAAAGGTAATCACATTCAATATTATTAATTAATAGTTTAGCAAGAGTAGTTTTACCTGTTCCTGCTCTACCGAACAATAGAAGGTGTGGTATATCTCCAGATTCGAGATACACCGACACCTTTGATTTTAAATGGTCATTACCGATATAATTTTCTAATGATGAAGGTCTATATTTTTCAACCCATAAGCTATGTTTCAAGCTTTCCATTAGTTAACTGCTTGTGTTGATACCAAGTAATATTCTGAATCGTAATTATCGATTGAGAATTTGATTCTTGCTAATCCCTGTGAACTAACTTCTAATGTTGCACTTTCACAATCTTTGTTTGATTGTAGAATAGATGCGAACATATTAGCATTAAAACTAATTGGTTCTAACATTTTGAACTGAGTAGTTTCAACTGGAATCGTAACACGATTAGATGCGATACTTGCATATCCAATCACGATTTCTGCATTGTCGTTTTCAGTTAATATCGTAAAGGTTTCTGCGTCTGACAAAGCTCCTTTACCACTAATAAATGTATTGATGAAATGTGCGTCTACCTTGATACCCAACTCAAATGAATCTGGTAGATTCTTAAGTTCTGGTGGTGTTGGTATAACTGACAAATCACTCAACATATATTTAGATTTTGTTTTTCTTTTTGAATCTTCTAATTCCATAGAAATAAACTTATCACCTGCTCGTAATAAACTTATATCGACATCATCACCCAATACTGATAGTAGTGAAGATAATTGTCCGGTGCTATAAACACCTAATTCACAAGGTTCTAAGTGGTTAAACTTACTTAAAACAACTCTACCCACTACTGATTTATCACCAGAAATGAATCTTGTTGTTAAACTATCACCTTTAGAAACCCATTTGGTAGATTGAATTTCCCCACCTAATGTGTATTTGTTAATGAAATTAGTTAATTGATTTTTGTTCATTGTAACTCCTATTTGGTTTATATATAAATATAGTATTGTTTTGTGAAAATCAAATAAATTTTTCTAATGTTGAAGAATTATTATTTATCTTTTCAATTCTTTCCTTTGAGTAGTCAAAATAATCTTTGACTAATTCTATTCCTATAAAATCTCTGTTCAATTGGTTACAAACAACTCCCGTTGTTCCACTACCCATAAAACAATCCATTACAACACCATTTTCTGGACTGAAACTTCTGATTGCAGTTTCTGCTAATTCAATTGGAAATGTTGCTGAGTGTCCTTTTGGGTGTCTTGGTCTTTTTATTTTCCATAAGTCGTTTAAACTTCCGTGTTTGAAATGTGGATTCTGAATTTGTCTTCCAATCGTAGTATCTTTTTCAAACACCAATATTAATTCAGTTCCTCTATTGATTATACCAGATTGCATTGATGGTTCGGCATAACCCTTATCCCAAACTATGATATCTTTTAAATTTTTGTGAAAGTGTCCTATTATTTTAAATACTGCTTCTTTACTACCAGTAATGATTTGGATATTCCATAGAACTACCTTTGAAAGTTTTAACATCTTTTCTAATGTTTGTTTATGAAAATCATAATAGTCATCTATTGGTAAAGCATCTGAAAAGTTTTGATACTTCTGTTGATATTTATCCTTTCTTTCCATATATTGACCTTTGTAAACTCTATTTCTTAAATTGTATGGTGGACTGGTAAGTGCTAAATCTACTTCTACTCCCTCTTGGATTAACTTATCCATTTCAACCAAACAATCTCCGTGTATCAATCTCATTAAAAGAACCTATTCATAGATGTTGTTTTATCTTCTACTCCACCCCAATGCATTGCTTTATAAAACATACCGAGTTTCTTTGACATCGCCTGTTCATACATTTTGTTGTGGTCTATGTGGTTTTTAATTAATTCTAATATTTCTCGTGGGTCTTCGTGTCCTTTGAATGCGATTGCGTCAAATCCAAATGTATTTTCTTTCAAATACACCCACTTAATCTTTGTTCCGTTGGATATCTTTTCATATCGTTTACCCTCATACCAATGGTCAATCAATGAATTGTAATTGATTGCTGCCTTGACGTGAACTGGTGCACCTTTTTTATATTTGGCAAATGATGTCTCTTCGTCTTTCTGAATATACTTTCCAATACCTTTTACACCGATTGGATTTGCCATAACTTCATATGATAGATTATGCATATTTCTTTTGAACAACGACACTCTTTCGTCTATCTTTTCTTTAGGAACATTTGCCAATATATCATCCAACACATTTGATAATAATTCTTTCATAGCGACTGCGAAATTACTTCTAATGGTATCCAATCCCTTAACGTGAGTCTTGTTTACTTTTCTACCAGCGTCATTTATGATTCGTAATCCATATCGTTTCTTTGTAATGAATAGTCCTGTCTTTGCAATTACCTCTTGTTTAATATCAAACACATGCTTATCTATATTACAAAACTTCTTAGCAAAGTAATTATAACTTTCATTTAAATAATCTTGAACTTCTGCACATATTTCCATAATTCTTTGTGTCATCATAGTTTCTGATAACTCTTGGTTAGGGAATCTTTTTTCAACTAATGGAACTGCCGATGCGAAAATAGAGTCTGTATCAATATAGATAACATAATCTTCATTGGTATCTAATTCTTTATTGTAGAAATGATTGGTAATCTTTTTACTAAACTTAATTAATGATTGACCCGTTAATGTTGTTGCTTCCGCATTATCCAAATCATAAAATCTAAATACTGGTAATCCCAATACACCATACAACGAGTTCAATACAATCTTTTGAATATGTTGTCTTCTGTCAAAGTATTGTTCCTTTTCTTTATCACCTTGTTCGTGATATTTCTTTACGAGTTTTCTCATCTCGACTCTTTCATTGAACCACTTTTCCAATAGTGCTGGAATCAATCCTTGTTTATCTGTTCTATACATTACTCCGTTAGATGCGATTGATACTTTTGATTTATCAAAATAATCTTGTAATTCTGTTTCGGTCATCTTACCAATCTCTCTACCTTGTTTGTTCATAACCGAATATGTTTTGTTGTTTGTTGACTTCAAGAATTGTTCCTCGTTCCAACCCTCTACTTTACCAATCTTGGTTTCTGGTGATACATTTAAACTACGAATCACACTCGGATACATAGATGTAATATCTAAATCATACACCCAATCGTGTTTGCCAGATTGTGGTTCTTGGACATATGCTCCTGCAAACTTTTCATCACTATTAAATTTCTTTGGTCTTCCTGGTTTGTTTGGTGCAACTACTCCAATCTTTTTCAAATAAACTAATATAGCTCCCTCTAACCAACGACTTGACATATTGATATCTTCGTAAGGTATGTGTCCAAGGTGAGCGATACCTCTTGCAATTTCTATAAAGTTCAACTTCTTATCCAACTCAACCAAAATTTTTACATCTCGGATATTGTAATCTATAAATGTCTGTAAGTCATCATCATATAAGTCATTAAGTGTTCCCTCATAGGAAACCTTTTTCATTCCGACTTCAACTTCACCAATGTAATCTAAACGATAACTTGATTGTTGAGTAAATGTGAATTGTCTGTATAATTGTAAATAATCTAATGATGAAACACCAGCTATTGTGTGTTTCTTTTTGTAATCTGAGTAAATAACTTTTGATATTGGTGACATTAAGTTTGCTACCTCTGGTCCCAATACTCTAACTGCTCTGTTGTATAGATAGGGAATATCAAAGAACTCTGAGTTCCACCCACTAATAATTGTTGGTCTGATTTCTAAATACTTTTGGAAAAACTTATTTAACATTTCGTATTCAGTTTCATAAAACTCTACGACTTCATTGTGCTTTTCATAATTTTCAATTCTTTTGTGTGGGTCAAAACAATAAGTATAATACTTTTCTGTTGCGTAATCATACAATGCGATTGATGTAATTGGATTATATGCTTTCTGAACATCTGGAAAACCCTCTGTTACCTCTACCTCAATATCAAAGAACATAACTTTGTGTCCTGTTGATATCTCATCTGAATCTCCGTATTGGTCAACTAAGAATCTGGTCATTGGTGGGACATCTGATTCGTGAAGTGTCGGGTCCTCTTTATCAAATGAAGTAACTCGTTTCAATCTATCACCATACAAACTAATGTGATGGCCTGATGAATCTTTTACATAAGCATATTTCTTATATGGTATTTGTAGGTAACCCTTCAAGTCATCCCATAAATGCATTTTGTTTTTTCTAACATCAAACCAGATATTTTGATACAAGTATAACTCCTTTTGGTTGTAAGATTCTGTTAATAAATATAGTAATAAATTTTGTAAATGTCAAGTATTTTTTTGTGGGGGTGAAATTAATCACCCCCATAGAATTAGAAGTTAATAGTTAATCCAATGTTTGCATATCTTGGTGTTCCTAAGAATACCTCTGCGTTATGTGGTAAGTGTTCTTTCGAACCATACCCATTGTATCTACTATTATCAACTGCGTCTTGAACAAATACCTCATCAAGAACATTAAAGATATGTCCGTTTAG